ACGACCTACCTCAAAGTCAAAAACAAGCATCTCGCGGCTGAGGCCGCAATCATCAGACATGAAGAGCGCAAGGCCCGCGCACGACAGCGTGCGGTCTTTGACGACCACTGGAAGCTTCGCCAGGAGCTCGCCAGGCACCGCCGCATGGTTGTGCGCCCGGCTCGCCGGCATGCGCACCTCGCCGCTTGCTTCCTGCGTGGTACGCCCTATAAGCTGGTTGAGGCCAAATGCCACGAAACGCCTGACTGGCATGAAGTGCAACGCATGGCTCTCAAATATGGGAGCGATGACAAGGAGGCGATCGAGAAACGCTTCGGAGAATGGAGCAACACGAAATTGATAAACGTCGATTAGGGCTTGCAAACATTGTTGATGTTGCTATATTGGGAGGGTCAGACCAATAATAGCATCGTGCCAGTCACAGCAATGGAGAGATCAATGAGAATTCTGGCGGAATGACGTAAGCTCGTCAGCGATTTAGTGCAACAATCGCAGCTGTGGCCGGAGGACCTGAATTGCACTCAAGCCCTCCCCAAAGCGGCAGCAGCCGGAGATCAGCGCCCGGCCCGCCAGAATACTACAAAGAGGCAGCTATGAAATCTGACATACGCGGAACAGACATTTTCCTTGGCGTGCTTCTAGGTTTCTTTGTTGCCTTCATTTGGTGGGTGATCTGATGTGCATTTGGCTCAACGCCGCGCAATACGGCAACGCCATCGTCCCGCAAGTCGCAGCGGAATTCGTGAGTGCGTTCATGGAAACCCAGGGTGAGGTTGATTGTACTTGAGAGAATAGCACCGTGGGCTTACGTGCGGAGAGGGATGGAAAGTCCCTTAGACCTTGCATCGACTGCAGAGCCCGTCCAGACTTGTCCCCTGGGCGGGCTTTGTGTTAGTTCGAAGACTGCTAAGGCGAGACGCTGAAGCCAGACGGGAAGTCTGAACACCAAGGACTGTTGAACGATGGCAACGAAAGTCGACAAACGAACACTGCCAGGCCAAAAAAAGCAGGGGAAACCTGCAACCAGCCGAAAGCGCACAGAAGCTCAGATCAAAAACGGTATTGCAGCCTATGAGCTATGGCTCGATGGCTACACCATGCGCGAGATTGCTGCGAAGCAAGGCGTCGCCGTTGGTACGGCACATGCGCGGGTGCAATGGGGCCGCAAGGACATGGTCCGTGCCCCAGTCGAGGAGCTCGTAGACAAGCACATCGATCGGTGCGAACGGCTCATCAAGGTGCATATGGCCAAAGCGATGGACGGCGAGGCCGGTCACACGGATACCGTTATCAAGCTCCAGGCGCAGATTGACAGCTATCATGACATTGGTCGGTCGAAGCCTGGCGTGACGAAGACAACCTTCAAGACGGATGGCGCTTCTGTAGTCGTCAAATCTGTCACCCGAACGATTGTGAAGCCTGACATCTCGCCTGCGGCGTAATGCGTCCAGGGATAGGCCACAACAAGCCCAGTGTCACGAAGGCGACCTTTGTGAAGACCATAGGAGACTTAGACATGAACATCTATTGGACCCGTCTGAAATCTGTAGAGGCTTACCAAATCCCTTTGGCAAGTCAAAATGAGTCAATGCTATTCCCTGCATCGTTCGTTAAGCGCCTGGCAGAGATTGACGCTGCAATTGATCACGTTCCAACTTCAGGGCATTTTGGTGTGTATTCCAGCGATGGCGTAAATACGGCGATTTCCGGCGACTGGATGGTTTGGGATGAGGGCAATCATCTGTCTGTGCTATCAGATGATGATTTCACAAGGAAATTTCTCCCGGATCGAGAAGATGCTGTTGCCGCATGAGAGGCGGCATAGGCCACAATCGCCCGCCGGCGGAGATCGATCTCGATATCGCCACACCGGAGGTCTTTGAGCCTCTGTTGGGCAATCACCGCTATAAGGGCGCTTTCGGTGGTCGCGGATCCGGCAAGTCACATTTCTTCGCTGAGCTTCTTGTCGAGCAGGCCATCATGCGTCCTGGGCTCCGTGCGGTGTGCATACGTGAGATCCAGAAGACACTTGCCGATTCGGTCTATGCGTTGATCGTGGATAAGATTAAGGCGCTCGGTGTTGAGCCTCTATTCGATATCCAACGCGATCGCATCAACACGCCTGGCGGTGGCGTGATCATCTTCCGCGGCATGCAGAACAGCACAGCTGAACAGATAAAGTCGCTGGAAGGCTTCCACATCGCCTATGTCGAGGAAGCGCAGACGCTGTCTACGGCTTCACTCAGGCAGCTTCGCCCGACCATCCGCCGTGATCCAACTCCTGAAGATCCCTACGTGTCAGAGATTTGGTTCGCATGGAATCCTCGGTTTGCTACGGATCCGGTCGACGACTTCCTGCGCGGTCCGGTGCTTCCGCCTGATGCGATTGTGGTGAACGCCAACTTTTCGGACAATCCGTTTTTCCCGAACTCCCTGAAGCTTGAGATGGAATTTGATCAGAGGCGTGATCGTGAGCTCTATGAGCACGTCTGGCTGGGAGAATATGAGAAGCACAGCGAATCCCGGGTTTTCACCAATTGGAAGGTCCAGGAATTTGAGGCGCCCGAGGACACCATTTTCTATTTCGGCGCAGATTGGGGGTTCGCTGCTGATCCTACGGTTCTGGTGCGAATCTTTATCGTGGGCCGCACCATTTTCATCGACCATGAAGCGTACGCGGTCGGGTGCGAGATCGATCACACGCCATACTTGTTTGCGGGCCTCCGCGATGCAGACATTCGGAAGCTGAATGGCCAGGCCTACCGATCCTTGAGTGTTGACCAGCGCAAATGGCAGGGGGTGCCGAAGTGTCGTGAGTTTCAGATCAGGTCGGACAGTGCTAGGCCGGAGACCATCTCGTATATGCAGAAGCACGGATTCCCGAAAATCGTGCCTGCAATCAAAGGGGCCGGCTCGGTCGAGGAAGGAGTAAAGTTTTTGCAGGGCTTCGATATTGTGATAAACCCCAGGTGTGTACACACGATTGGCGAGTTCCGGCATTACTCGTACAAAATCGATCCCCACACAGAAGTTCCGACGTCGGTGCTGGCGGACAAGAAAAACCACGTGATTGATTCCGCGCGGTATGCTCTTGAGGAAGTGAGACGGAAAACTACAGTCTTTAGATCGAGGAAGCTTCCAATATGACCACCACACCTGTCGCTGAACGGTCGAAGCCTCAGAAGGAACATATACCTGCGCTTCAGCTCATCCGATCGTTGATGGGCGGAACGGCAGTGATGCGAGAGCAGGGTCAGAAGTACCTGCCAAAAGACCGCGAAGAGGAGAGCTCGGATTACGGTGTTCGGCTGTCGATGTCATTTCTCTTTCCCGCATATAAGAAGACCGTGTTCGATCTGGCGGACAAGGTTTTCGCGAAAGAGCTGGTCTTGGGAGATGACGTCGCTGTTGAGATCCGTGGTGAAACAAACAGTTCCGGTGAGGTGACCACGGTCGGATGGCAAGAAGACATCGACATGCTCGGGCGCAACCTGAACAATTTCGCCCATGATCTCCTGGTCGACGGACTGCAGGCTGGCATCAATTATGTGTATGTCGACATGCCCAAGCCCAAGGAGAATGCAACGCTCGCGGATGAGCAGGCACCGGGTTTTCGACCGTTCCTGACGCATCTCAGATATGAGCATGTGTTGGGCTGGAAAACAGGGCGCCGTGGCGATGTCTTGGTCTTGACGCAAATCCGTTTCATGGAGGTCGTCACAGAGCCTGATCCGGAGAACGAGTTTCAGGATCTCGAAATCGAACAGATCCGGGTGATCGATCGTGACGAGCTTGACAACATCTCCTGGCGCGTTTTCCGCAAGAAGACTGGCCAGAACATGGCCGCGGAATATGTCTTGTTCGAAGAGGGCATTTTTCCCGATATGATCAGCGCGATTCCTGTCGTGCCGATCTATTACCGTCACACAGGGTATTTCACAGGCAAGCCACCTCTCAATGATCTTGCCAGTCTGAATGTTCAGCATTGGCAATCGGCTTCGGATCAATCGAACATCCTTCATGTGGCTCGCGTGCCATTTCTTTTCGGTTCGGGGTTCCCTGCTGATGAGAGTGGCAACTTGACAGTGGCGGTGACCCGGTACACGACTGTGAGCGACCCTGCATCCACACTGCAATGGGTTGAGCACAAGGGCACCGCGATTGAGGCTGGTGATCGGGACTTGCAGAATATCGAGCAGCGGATGGCCATGTTGGGGCTCCAGATGCTTATGCCCAAGAACAATGGCCGGACGGCCACTGCCGACATGCTGGATGCTGTCAAGCAGCTTACAGCCCTTGGGATGATCGCTGACAGTCTTAAGGACGGCCTCGAGGAAGTGCTTGGTGTCATGATGACGTTTGTCGGCCAGGATGAAAGCGCCGGCGGCACGATCACGCTGAACAAGGACTTCGGTGTCAATCTGTCGACGGCTGACATGGCGACGATTATCCAGATGGCCAATGCCGGCATGATCACGAAGGAGACCGCTCTGCGCGAAGCTCAACGCCGCCAGGTCATCTCCACAGACATCGATGCTGAGGCAGAGCTTGAGGCGGTTGATGAGGAGCGAGAGAATGAAGATCCTCTGGGTCTCATGGGAAGCGGAGACAATGACGACAATCCGGATGATGACGAGGGATCAAGGGGAACGGACCTGTCGGCCATGATGGCAGGCATTCAAAGGATCATGGGTCGCAGAGGAGCAGGCGCGAACTAGGCCTGAACAAGGTGGTATATGACACCCGAAGAACTGGAAATTCTCGGTGAATTTATCGGGAAGACATTACTCGACGCACGAGAGGAAGCTCAGACCGCCCCAATCGAGCCGTCACGAGTGGACGTCCAGGTTGCGGCTCCCATCGTCGAAAACCAAGTTGATATGGCCAGCGTTGCTGAGGCGTTGGGCAAATTCGACACAGAGGCGCTCGTAGAGGCAATCAATAGGGTCTCCGGTGAGCCGGTGGACTTGAAGGGTGTTGAGCATGCCGTCGACTCCTTGGCCACGCATATTGCGGGTCAGACAGATAGTTTGGTGAGCATGCAAACAGCTGGCCTGCAGGCGGTGCAAGCAAACAGTGAGGCCATTCTGGCGCTCCAGGAACGGTTCATGATGGCCTTGGGCAGTCTAGCGGACGGGATAAGCAGCCGAATGCAGGGTATTGAGTTGGCCCAACGGCAGCTCATGGAGATGTCATTCGCCGATCGGGAGATTATCGTTGACGACAACGGTGAGGCTGTGGGAATTAGGATAGTCCAACCCGAAATGAACTGAGGTCCCTATGACTCCCGACGAAGCAATCCAATTTCTTGATGCAGTCGCCTCGGCTGCAAGGTTGACAAGAGAGGATCATATCCTTGCGCAAAAGGCGATCGTGATGCTTGGCGAAATGATCGAACGCTCAAAAGAGACCAAACCTGCTCCGAAGAAACGCGCGCCGCGTGCGGAAAAGAAGGCATAGCGGAATCCATTTTTGGCTGATATGGTCCGGAAATCAGCTTAGGCCCGACCTCGTTAAGTTGGTAATTTAAACCTTAACGAGCAAACAGGGCCTTTTTTGCTAAATCAAACAGCAGCCAGTCAGACAGGGAATGCGGCAATACATCATCGGAGGGGGCGAATGTCTCCAAACATGGTTGTCGTCCTGTTCTGTGTTTTGCTCATAGGGTTTGTCGTTGGCCTGGTTATGGCCGCAACTCTTTGGAGACAGCACATGGCGAACGTTAAGACAGTTCTTGCGACTGATGTCACCATCACGGCAGCATCGCTCAACCTGCAGGCCGGCGTGGAAGCCGATTTGCTGGTATGCCCAGAGATCGATAATGGCTCGGGCACGGTTTTTGACAGCATCAAGATCGATATCAGCTATAGCGACCTGCAGCCTTCCGGGGTTCTCGGTTCCTTTTTCATTGGCTGCATGCTCGAGACCAAAGACGAGAATAATGTTTGGCAGTTCACGCCACTTACTCAGTTCTCGGCTGTCAGGAAATCCGATCAGCCATTGTCACGAGTGCTGATCATGCAGCCAAATATTGACACCTTCAACCTGGGCGTCGATGACAGCTTGTATCCGCTTGACCGCGAAGTTTGTCGCGTTAGTCGAGTTCAAGGAACGCTTCCGGACGGGGTCATACGGCTGCGGTTCATGATTGTTGATGGAGATCCAACGGGCCCTGCCGGCTTCGATGAAGTGACGATCTCGGCTGAAGCGGAGCGCTACAGTGTTTGAGTGCCCGTATTGTAGCGGCTTGACCGCAAGCGCCAAGGATGCCGGCGGCCGCCGGCGCCCGGACGCTCATGCACTTCGTAAGTGCAATTCCTGCAACGCATATTCAGTTGCTCATTCAAACGGTAGGGTATATCCATTGTCAGAACGTGATGATCCCGACGCGGATGTTGTCAATCGAATTGTGGACTAATGGCCGTCACATCGCAGCTCACCTCTCTTGAGACCTTCGAGTCGTCTCCGATCTACAACAACATTGGGTCCGGCGGCGGTGCCAGTGACAACACCGATGTTTTCATTGAGGGGGCGCAATCTGGCGGCCGCCGCGTTGATAATGCAACCGACAAGGGCTTCATGGCGACAATCACATCGGTTGATTTGTCTGGGGCTGGAGAGCACGTCAAGATCTGGTGTTTTTGTTTCCACTGGTCGGCTGTTACAGGGCTAACCGCGCGCATTCAATCCGGCACCAATGTGTATGACAACCATGAATACGGGTCTGCCAATATTCCCGTTTTGGGTGGTTGGATTCCGCTTTGGGTGGATGTGTCGCGAGCCCCTGATAGCCAAGGATCAAGCGGCAGTGCTAACGAAGCTGCCGTTACAGACATAGGCGCTTATCTTGATATCGGAAATGTCGGTGGCGCCGGTGACAACTGGATTATTGATGAGATCCAACACGGCACCTCTGGCTATCTATGGACCGGCACAGGCGGTGATTTCGGTGATTTTAGGACATTCGAGG